GATTATGACTCTATTGCATTATCGTGGACCTTCTGCATTAACCCACGCTAAAGATCTTGATGCAGATTCTATGACCTCTTGGTGGACGTGTATGCCGACCAGTATTGGAAGGTGCGGTGTTCAAAATTTGTGTGGTAAGGACATAAAAAAATTTATCATGCGACTTCGCGGGAACCTATCTTCAGGATCAGGAGGGTTTGATGAGTTGTAAAGGAAAAATTTATAAGGCTCAGTTTACAGTGAATAATCGCAGAAAATACGAAAGTGTTTTAGAAGAAATAGATTCTCTCGCACCTTCTAATGGCTACAAAATTATTGAAAGACTCGTTTCTTGGGAATCCTCGCATCCTAATATTCACGGTATCCTAAAAAATCCCAAATCTATAAAAAACATGATTCAAATAACAATGGAAGTAGTAAGTGAATCTTATTCATTACTTAATACTTGTAATGTTTTTTTGGAAGCAGGAATAAAACTTAAACCAGTTGGGAAGTATAAAATCGTTAAGAAATCGTATGATGAAATCAGGTTAAAGCAATTGCAAGCAATCCTTAAATATGCTTAAACGGACAGACATCGGACAGACATGGCGAAATCGGAAGTTGCCCTAACCCCTCAAACCGTTGATACTACTTAATGGAGATGGATGCGTCACTGGTGGGCGTCCCGGTCTTCAAAACTGGGGCGTTGCAGTAATATCAACGGTTTAACTAAAAAAATAATGGACAGAATCGGACAGACAGACCCTTTTGGACAGACAAACGGACAGACAAAAAACTATTTCTTCTTAAATCCGTAAGATCCTTTAGGCTTCCGCGTAGCTTTTGAAACCTTCCGCCGTCCGGCAGCTGACATCTTCTTCTTAGCTTGTTTTCCCCTGGTCATCCCAAGTCTCTCATCAAGCCTCGCGTTATATCCCTGCTTCTTTTTTCCTGGCATAAATCAACTCCAATAAAGATTAATATTTTCGCACCGGTTTTTTACCAGGGCGGTTTTTCCTCGGCGGGAATTTGCCGGGGTACATCATAGTTTGAAATGCTTTGGCAGATTATGAACAATTGCTTTTTGTGCCTGCTCGGAAAGTTCTTCCATGGCGTTCTTAGAAAATGTTTTTGCCTGGTCTGCAGTCAAAGAATTTCCTTCATCATTCACTGCATCAAAAAAAGCTTTTGCTCCCCATAAAATTAATTCTTTTGCAATCTGCATTTCTAATCCGGTCATTTCTTTTTCCTTATTTTGGTTCCATGTTTTTTCTTCCAGGATTTATAAATCTTGGGTTTATTAATCGCCAGGAAGGTCCGTTGCTTTTTTGATTTAAAAGGCATCAATAACTCCACATAGCTTGCACCGGTCTGTCCACTCCATCGATGTGAATAAACCGATCTGAGTGATTTCCTTTTTGGGAAACGCCCAGACCATTGGCGCCAACCTTTTGAGCAATCGCAAACAGCTCCATCGCCTTTGGTCCAGAAACTAAAATATCAGCTGCGCGGCTTCCGTTTTTTGCATGGGTGTGTGGTCCATTCTTTACCGTGGAAACTTTCCCATTATGCTCATCACATCTGAATGCCGAGCTGACCCGCATCGGATTTCCATATGCTTTCCGAATCTCTTCCAGCAGCTTCATAAAATCCGGGTCCATATCGGCACGGCCACAATTGCCACATCGGCAAACCATTTCATTATATGAAAAGTGCGGGGATATCATTTTTGCCATAACAATTATTCCAACTGGATAAATTAAAAATTCCCGGCGTGTCAGCCTGGTGTCATTCTTCCAAAGCTTTCCTAACCAAATCGAGCGCCTGGTCATCCAATCGGTTTTTTGTCGATTGAGTGAGCGCCGTAAGTAAGAGAAGAGTGATTTGAATAACAAATTTTTCCGAGGTCAGTTTCTGGATAGTAGCTGCTAAGAATTTGGGCATTATGTTTTTCCGTTTGAGCTATCGTTGGCTTCGGTTGAGTCGAACCAATAGCCAACCGTTTGGGAAAGCTGGGTCGCAGATGCGCCCACAATTACACTGCTAATCGTCTGCATGGATTCTGGAATCTCAACCATAAATATCAATAAAAGGTTAGTTAAAAAAATGGCCATTAAGACCAGGGTTAAAGCGGCCCGGACTGCAAGCTTTGCACTCATGATCTGATGCGCTCAATTTCTCTGCTAATATTCTGCAATTCAACTCCATGCTCTACTAGGGTCTTGTTTGTTTCCTTTATGACATCGAGCAGCCGCCCTTCTAACTCACGCCGATCCGCACGCGCCTGGCCATTTGTTTTCCAGATGAACCAGGACAAAAATATTAATCCAACGCCTGCAATTCCCTGGTCAATTAAAACTCCAAGGATTTGCTCAGTTGGGTCTTGCTGGTCTTGCTGGTCTGAATACCGGCGTGGTTCCGGTGGAATGTTCATTTGCCTTAATCGAGGTTCATAAATTCCATGGTAGGAAGCCTCATGATCTCGCGCTTGGACATCCGCAAAAACTGGTGCTACCCAAACCGATAAAATTATTAAGGCCGATGCTTTCATAACTGCAGTGCTGCCTGGGTTTGGGTTTCTAATCCTGGAACTTCCATTGGCGCCCGGCTTCCTCTTTGCTCAATCGGTTTCCGCTGCTGCTCATAAAACTGCTGCGTGCTTTGGATAAAATTCCTTTGGAGACTTGGGTCAAGTGCCTGCTGGAAAAACTTGGAAAGGGATGCCCGGCGTGCGCCATCGAGGTTAGGCTGCTTCCCTGCAAATTCCTGGAGCAAGTATTTTTTCTGATCCTGGTAGAGTCTTGGGAAAACCGTAGTGATGGCTTCCATGTGTTCTTTGGTTAGGCTTCCCCCGGCAACGTGCATCAGAATTGAATTAGGATCATTGACTGTTTCCACATACCTCATAAAACGCATTATTGAGGGCATAGAAGGAAGGGAATTTTGATTCGTATAAAGCAGGGTCTGTCCGGCTATCGGACTCACTGGCAGCCTTTCCTGGAGAAAATTGATGCCATTGGTCATGGTCTGGATCAGCTCCAGGTTGATTGACTGATCACCATCGACTTCCGGAACCATCTGTTCCATCCTGGCAAATAGCGTCTGAGGATTTCCTGCAAAGTTATTCAGATCATCCCGGACTTTTTCAAACTGCTTCAAAGTGACTTCTGGTGATGGCGGTGTCGGCGCCACAAATTTGACAGCAGCTGCATCGCCAACCCTAGTGAGTGATCCCACTGCGGCCTTGATCATCTTCTCGGATTTGCCTGCCATGTTCAGCATTTCACCATAGTCAGTGATCCGGCTCATGGTCCTGGCAAGAAGCAATTCCCCAGAATCCCTCAAATATTTTCTGGCCATGGCAGTTCCGGCAAAGGTGGCTGCACCAATTAATCCGCCGGTTAGCAGACTATCCGCTGCTGCCATAGCACCTCCGCCTAATCCACCGCCAATGATAAAGCTTGTCAATGGAAGCCTATTGTTTACTGCTTCCCGCGCAGCTGCTCCGCTGGCAATGTCGCGGATCTGTTTTAATGAAGCATAAATTGCCTTTGCTTCAATAAATTCCGCATAGGTATTTTTGGGAAGTGTGGTGACCTGGGAAAGGCGCCCTGCTATGGCATCCAGTGCGTTTTCAGATTCCTCTCGGATGATACTGGCCATCGCGTTGAAATAATCATAGTCCTCTGGGTTCCGTTTATAGTTCGCCAGGTTCTTCTGATACCATCGTTTTAATTCTTCTGATTCCCGGAAAGAAAGAAATCCGCCGGCTTTAAATTTTTTCCAGAAAGGACTCATATTTTTATAAGCAACATCCCGGAACGCTTCGATGCTTTGAATTGCTCTTTGCTGCTTTGCTACCATCTGCGGATCTTTAACCATCCCTCTTCCAAGTGCCTGGGGATTGTCAACAATTTCCCTAATCATCCGGTCTGCAATTGTTTCCGGATCGAACCGAATATCATTTAAAGGAACGCCTGCTTTTTTGGCTGCTCCTTCCACTTTGGTAATGATGTCATCAAGCTTCGATCCGTATTGTGGGAGCAGCACATTATCCAGTTCCTTGACCAATTCATCTGCATCCTCACCCAGGTTTTGCAGCACCCCTTTTTTATCAAATTCCTTGATGCGTCTTCCAAGTTCATAAACTGCATCCGGATATTTTCCTTTTTGGGTGACTTTATTCCAATCGGGTTTCAATCCGCCTAGTGCGCGGAAATAAGCTTTGTTTGTTTCTTTGGTGAATGCACTTTTCCCGGAAGATAAAACTTTGGACACGGCCCCCACGAGGCCCCCTGCCACTCCACCAAATCCAGCGCCTGCATAAATATGATCTGCAAGCAATGGGCGTTTCTCCGGATCATCCAGGATGTTGGAGCTGGTGGCATACATTCCACCTACGACAGCACCCTCCGCAGCTCCACCAGCTGCACCGGTCAAGACTCTGGAATTTAGTGTCGATCCAAGTTTCCGCATCCCCTGGTCTGCTGCTTTTCTTCCAAGATAGGTGGCAGCCAGTGCGCCCCCTTTAGCAGCTGCTCGGCCAAGTGCCGATGTCACCCCAAACGGTGTGACTAAGGAACCAACTTCGCCAAGTGTGGTGGCCACCGGGTTGAGATCTCGGTGCATTTTGATTTCATCCTCGGTGAAACCAGCATTCTGAAGAACCAGGTCCGATGCTCCAAAAGTCAACCCGCGTGCAGCTCCAAGTGCAGCCGAGGTGAAAGGGGAATCCTCGACATCCGCTTTCATATCCTCATGCTCAACCAATTCAGTTGGCGCGTATCGGTAACCTTCCTGGAGTGCTAGGTGTGCCTCTTCGGCGGGTACGTTATAAAGCTGACCATCTGGATGCACCAGGACCACTTCCTTGCCCTTGATGAAGGAATAGTCACCGGACGCAATTAGATCCTCGACACGTTCATCGGCTACCGTAACGCCGGCGCCAAGTCTGTAGTCAAAAAGTCTGGCCATTAATTATTTCTTGGTGTGCCATAGGTTTTTCCAGTGCTAGAAAGTTGCCCTGGAACATTGACTGAACTTCCACCATGAGGTTTAATTTTATTATCC